GTATACAAAAATCCATACATGAAAGAGAACATTATCCTAATGGGATTCAGAGGAAGTCAATTCCTTGAAACAGGTGCTGTATTTAGCCCTTATATTCCGTTGATCATGACTCCACTTGTATACGATCCAGTTAACTTCACTCCACGTAAAGGTGTTATGACACGTTACGCGAAGAAAGTTGTTCGTCCTGAGTTCTACGGTAAAGTATATGTTCATGGATTAAACACTCTTTAATAGTTAATTAATTAATTTTAATTGATTTAAAGACTTAACTAATTAAAGGAAAAGGGATGGCTTCGGTCATCCCTTTTTTACTATACAAATATTTATTATAAAGATATGGCAGTAGAAAGAAACAAATATTCCATGGAAGCGATTATTCGTTATGATGGTCGTTTAATTGACGTATTAGATAGAATACGTGCGGTACGTTTAGTATTAATGGTGCATATCGAACAAGACCTAGGTCCTGATAAAGAACGTATAACGTTAAAAATCATGACACCATATGCCCCTAGAGAATCATTTCATGCAGTTAGAAAAATGTGTTTAGGTAAAATTGAAACTCTTAAAGACATGACTCTGCAAGAAACCACCCTTACAAAATTACATTAAATCAAGGACAGTTATGGCTACACAAAACAAGGAGAAAACTCCACCGAAGAATGATATTAAATATTCAATTACATTATCAGAAGAACAAAAACAAGCAAAAACAAAAATTATTGAAACCCCATTTAATTTTTTATTAGGACAAGCCGGCTCAGGTAAAACGTTATTAGCAGTTCAAATTGCATTGGACATGTTTTTTAAACGTCAAGTAAATAAAATTATCATAACACGTCCGACCGTATCAAATGAAGATAATGGATTTCTTCCTGGTTCATTAGCAGAAAAAATGGATCCGTGGTTAGTTCCACTTCGTAGCAATATGCGTAAAGTTTATAATAAACCAGAAATACTAGACAAACTAGAAAAAGAAGAAAATATAGAATTAGTTTCATTAGCACATTTTAGGGGACGCACATTTGATAATGCAGTTTGTATTGTAGATGAATTTCAAAATTTAACTAAACAGCAATTACAAATGGTATTGTCTCGTTTAGGAAAAGACAGTTTAATGATATTAACAGGAGACAAACATCAAATAGATTTAAAATTTAAAAATGATTCAGCAATTCATGAAGTTCCTAAGATTAAAGGTTCAAAATTTGTGAATGAAATCATTTTAAAAGATAATCATCGACATGAAGCATTAACAGAGATTTTGCGACTCTTAAATGAATCATATTGATATTTATATAAAAAGGAAATACAATGGATTATAGCGTAGATAAACCAATTTGGCCCGGCAGTTCATCATTTACGACTGGCTCAACGCCTTTTGGATATTTCGATGCCGATCCAGTATTTCAATCTCATGCAGAAAAATTTGCTGTATATGCAGCACGTACTGTTGGTTATCCGATAATGGATGTTGAACTTGAAGATGTTAATTTTTATACTGCATTTGAAGCAGCTACTATAGAATATTCAAATCAAGTAAATCAAACAAACATTGTAAATAATTTGATTAATACATTGGGTATTCAAACCGGAGCAGCGTTTCTAGGTAATGGAAGTTTCACCGGAAAACAGGTAGGGACATCACTTAATTACATTGTAAAATTAAGTAAAGCATATGGACAAGAAGCTGAATCTGGAGGTTATACAAAATGGTATTCTGCTTCAATTGATATCATTAATGGACAACAAACATATAGCATTAGAGAAGCAGTATCTGCCTCATTTGCTGCAATTGGAAAAACATTATCTGATTCAAGTTCAATTGAAATTCGTCGAGTAATACATGTTCCACCTCCAGCAATAGTTAGATATTTTGACCCATTTGTTGGTACTGGTTTAGGATCTCAGGGCCTATTAGATGCATTTGACTTTGGAGGATTTTCTCCTTCAGTTAATTTCATGATGATGCCAATACATGCAGATTTACTTCGTATCCAATCAATTGAATTTAATGATCAAATACGCAAGTCACATTTTTCATTTGATATACATGGCGATGATATTCGTTTATATCCTGTACCAGGTACTCCAGGTGAAGTAGGAGTACCATATTACGGCAATGTTTGGTTTGAATTCATGTTTGAAGAAGAAAAAGCAGCCGGAGCTCTTTTATTTGGTAATACCGCACTTTTAAACGGCGTTGTAAGTGACGCATCAAATATACCATATACCTATCAAACCTACGGCAGTATTAATGATATGGGGCGTAGTTGGATATTGAGATATGGTACCGCACTTGTAAAAGAAACGTTAGGATATGTCCGTAATAAATATTCATCGGTACCTATACCTAATGGTGAAGTAACACTTAATGGTTCGGACTTAGTTTCACAAGGTCAAACAGAAAAAGGTGAATTGATAACTCAATTGCGAGAATTTTTAGAAAAACTAACAAAAGAGCAAATGTTAACACGTCAAAATGCAGAAGCAACTCAAATGATGGAATTGTTAGCAAAAGCTCCATTAAGAATATATGTTGGATAAGGAGGTAAATTATGGCACTTTTTGGTGGAATACGAGATGCTCGTTTTTTAGCTTCTATCAATGCTGAAATAATTAATGCAATTATAGACACAGAAATTGAATTTTTTAAAATTATAATTGATCAAAGTGAATCAAATTTATACGGAGAAGTAGAACGTAAAGCATATTATGATTCAATTTTAATACCATGTGTGATAACTAAAGATGAAAAAACTAGTACAATGGATGATTATGGTCATTCTTATACTAGAACTGGTAAATTTGCAATATCTAGAGATTTATTAGAACGTATTGGAATGTATCCGGAAGTTGGAGATATTATACATTGGGATAATGAATATTTTGAAATTGATAATGTAGATGGAAATCAATACTTTACAGGTAAAAATCCAGAAACGTGGCCTAATGGTTCAAATCACGGATATAGTGTATCGATTATTTGTGATGCACATGTTACAAGACAAACGCCTGCAGGTATTAATGATATTAGACGCGGCGGAGATAATAAATTACCAGCATTTAAAGGATTGTAATGTCTAAACCAAATAAAAATAATATAGATCGTAAAACAAATAAACCAAATTCTGCATATGCAGAAAGAGGTTTGTATAAAGATCCTTTATTTAATCGCAGTGATCAAATTCGCCGAGATGACGATACAATCCGTTCGCCTAAACGAACGATTTATGATATTGACTATGCAATTAAATGGTATATTGATAATGAAATTCAACCGCAAATTTTAGCAGATCAAACAATAATTCCTGTACCGGTAATTTTTGCAAATGGAGAAAAAGCTGATAATGTTCGTAGATTAGGATATTTACGAGATGAAAAGGGAAAATTACAATCTCCATTAATAATGATAAAACGTAACAGCGTACAAGAACGAGATTCATATAAAACATTGGATGTAAATCGGCAATATTCTGGAAATCAATACATTTATTTAAAACGTTACAACAAACGAACAACAAATAACGTAGATTTATTTCCTATGCCAGGCAGATTTCCTGCAGACTCGCAAGAATTGTATATGATTGATATTCCAAAGTACGTTACTATAGAATATGAATTAATGATGTGGTGTGATTTTTCAACACAAATGAATGATTTAGTTGACCAAATGTTACCGTATAATAGATATGGCTGGGGAAATGAAGGAAATAAATTTCATGTAACCATGGGTAGCATAGCATTTGAAACTACAAATACTACAGGAGAAGATAGATTAGTAAGGGCAACGTTGCCATTAACGGTTTTAGGTACCTTATTATCTGGACAAGAAGCTCGTGTTGAAACTATACGAAAAATGTATTCTTTGAAAAAAGTAACATTTGGCACTTTAGTTGATATAGGAGATGTAAATATTTTTTCTACTACGAATATACCACAACAAATATTACAAATTCAAAATTCTATTTTATCCGGTGGAAGCGTTACCGTAACAGGCGGAGGTACGACGGCTACGATTAATGCAGCCGCAATGTTATATTTAACAAATTTAACAGAACAACAAGCAACGTATGTTAATAGTAATACCGTAACTGTTAATGCATTTGCAGCAATTAATCCAGTAACAACTACAGTAGCTACCGTATACGAATTTGATGTATATATTAACGGTCAATATGTAGATAAATCAACATATACATGGGCTCCTAGTGATGTAGCAACACAAACGATTACGTTTAATACTGGAGTTTTAGGATATAGTATAGATTTAACGGATGTTATAATTGTTAAAGGGAGATGGCAATAATGAGACAGTTTAAGCCTGGGCAATTACAACCAGATTTATTGTATGATATTAGTGCATCTTTTGCTCTTACTGCATCATACGTTGAAGGTTTAAATGTTTCAACCGATAAAATTACATTAGGAACAGTAACAGGGTCAGTACAAACAGGCTCTAGTGCATTTTTAATTACATCTTCTAGTTTAGATTTATTTAAAGTACAAAACAACGGTGTTGTAATATTAGCAACACAAAGCATAGAATTATCAAATCCTGCACCATATGGTGGAATGTATTTTACATCTTCATCTTTTTTTGTAGGTTTGGATTGATTGATATATTTATATTAAAAAAAAGGATAATACAAAATGGCAGAATGGAAAAAAGTCATAGTCTCGGGCAGTAATGCAGAATTAAATCAATTGAACGTTGGAAGCAATCAGCAAATTACTACCAATCCTGCAACTACATATTTAAGCGGTTCATTTAGTGGATCATTTCAAGGGACAGCTAATTTACCAGATTTAACTCACGGTGAAGGTATTGTTCCATTTACATATGATGGAGCAACAACAGCAACCGTTGCTGTTTCAGGCGCAGCACAATTATCTGACAATACAATTGTAAAATGGAATGACACTGACGGTAAATTTGTTAATAGCAATATTACAGATTCAGGAACATTGGTAACAGTTGGGGTAGATACTCAGTTTAATCAAGATGTATTCGTTAATGGAGATATTGTAGTACAAGGTACGGCATCATTTCAAAATACAGAAAATTTATTAGTAGCCGATCGATTTGTATTGTTTGCATCAGGTTCTGTTTCTACCGGCGATGGTGGTATTGTTGTTCAACAAGGAACTCAAAATGTTGGAGAACTATTTGGATATGATTCAGCAACAACACGTTGGGGATTCACATCATCATTTAATGCAGCATCATCATCATTTTCACCAGTAGTATATGTAGGTGCAGTTCAAACAGGTACAGGCCAGACTGCAGCTAGTGCAGCTCCAATTTATGGTGGTTCTTTAAACGGATATGGTACAATTCATGTTGATACTGATGACAGTGAAATTTGGATTTATGCATAAATTTATTTATAATAAGGTTATGAGTCTAATAAATAAAATTAAACAACAAAATACAGAAGCATCTCAATCTCCGGAGCGAGATGCTTTTTCTTTATCTAAACAAGAAATTGAATTGTTACTTTCTTTGATTAAAGACTCTACATTTCGAGGAGAGCATGTAGAAACTCTTTATACTATGGTATATAAACTTCAACAACAACATCAACAACAATAAAATGTACGATTTACCTGAATTACAATTGTTACGAGCTGGATTAGATGCCTTAACAATTCGTGG